ACTTTCTTCCCTGGCCGGATGGTGGAATCGGTAGACACAAGGGATTTAAAATCCCTCGGCGTTCGCGCTGTGTGGGTTCAAGTCCCACTCCGGCTACCATGGGAAAAATAGAATAAAATCAATGATAAGCAGTGTCGTATAAACCACCGAAAGGTGGTTTTTTATTGCCTAATTTTCGCCATTCGCCATTCGTCTTCGCCGCAGAAAGAGGGCATTACTGCCCCCCAACCACCGGCACTACAGATATTTTGCGGTTATATCTTGCAGTCTGCGAAGCATTTTTATGGCATGATATTTCCTGTTTCTCATGCTGCGTTCCTTCCAGATCAGATATCCCTTTAGCTTTCAGGTCATGGAACGTGAAGTTAAATTCGAGCTCAGGAAATATTTCAGCGGCTAACTTTTTCGCCTTCATCCACTGAGCATTAAAGGCATCACGCGTATAACGAGAGCCAGACTGCTGGTTGATCACGTAAAGGCTCACCATGCCACTATTTAAAGGCAATGAATCAGCCAGGGTGACCGCATTTGACAGTCGTACTGTCCACGCCTTGATTTGACTCACTGCTGTCTTGCTTTGCTGAATCAGAATGCCTTCATCAAGTATCTGACTCTTTTTAAGATCCAGAATGTCACCCTGACGTGCACAGCATAAATAGGCTAATTCCATGGCAATCTTCACCGGTACCGATGAAACGCTGAATAGTGCATCATATTCTTTGTCGGTCACGTACCGGGTGCGCGCCTGCTCTTTAAACTGCTTCACACCCTGGCATGGGTTCATCTTCACTTTGCCACGCTCATATGCCCACCTGAACACCCTCGACATAAACGCTTTCTCTCGGTTCGCCTGAACCCTGCTCTTAACCCCTCTCTTACTCGCGCTGGAGGCTCAGCATATAGAGCCTTGTAACTCCATCCAGACCACTGGGCTGCTTCAGCCTTATCATCATCTTCAGGCCGAACGAGTGTGACTTCGCTCGGGTGCTTTCTGTTAGACCAAAGCCAGGCTACCGGCTCGGCTTTAATGGTTACCGGCGATGGCGGGGCGACGTAGAGAAGCACATCACCCATCTCAGCGCGCTCTGGCGGCCATACGTCGGCGTCAGTGCCGCTTTTTAGGTAGTCAAGATTAGCCTGGTCGATTATCGCCACAGCCTCCGCTTGGAGCGATGCCAGCGCGATACGCAGGGCAGCCAGCGTGTTGCTGTCGTCTTCATCCAGCACGAGCCATGGGTCGTCACGGCGAGTTTCCATGTCCGCAATTTTCTGCTGCAGCCATTCTTTGGAAAAAGTGCTCATGGGTTAGTCCTCGAAATCTTATGGCGCGGTGCGTAGGCGCGGGTTCGGTCCTTGCTGATGCGCCATCCATGGGAACGAGCCTCCTTCTCGCATTCTGACCATGTGTTACCGACGCACTCGCCAAACTCTGGACCGCGCCACGATTCTTCTGTACAGGTCTTGCAGTCGCAGTAAAGATGCATGGTGTAGTTGGCTGCTATGGGCATATCACTCTCCTTTACCGGCTGCGGCTGCCGACTCTTCGTATGCGCGCTTGGATGCATTCAGAATTGCCGCCAGCGGCGTGTAGGAACCTCCGCCACTGACTTTGTTGTGAATGCCAGCCATTGCCTCGCGAAGATTGCTATGGCTAGCAGGCGTGTTTGTTTTTGATTATGGTGCCACTTGTACGTAAACCATATTTATACAATGGCATGGCGTTATTAACGCAATATTCTTTTATTTTATATATCTAATATTAAAAATAGGCAACATTATTACGGATATCACCATCGAAACCACAAAGACAAAAAAAGATAAAATGCATGTCGTCAAAAAATAGTTTATAACACCTGGTTTATGAAAATGCGCAAAATAAACGGGGGATAATAACTTTAATACACAGATATGTATCAGATAAGCACCGTATGTTGATGCTGAAAGTTTAATTAGAATTATGTTGTTATTAATTTTTAATTTCGAAAAAAGAATGACAACCCCACAACAAGCGGCGAACATACTTATACTAAAATCGTATGGCATTGGGAGGCGTTTTTCACCATTGTATACAGAAAGATAAACAATGAGAAAGTACCCTATTATTATTAACAATAAAGACTGACCTGATGTCACTTTGTCCTTTATCCTTGCAATAAATCCTCCCGCTACAAAGTATGCTGTCCACTTGTCTATGCCTGGTACAGGTAAAACATTGCTTACGTACGGAAAATCGCCGTTATACAAGAGCAGGAATGCAATTATGCATAATCCAAAAAAACACCCATTAACAGAGAGGTCTTTTAATAAGTAATTAATAGGCTGCGAAAATATATATATTCCAATAAGAGAGTAAACGAACCAGAAATGTATTGATATAGAGTTTCTTATTATCAACGCATTAAAATACTCCTTCAACCCAGAAAAACTTATAGTCACTCCCTTGTTAATTATAAACCAGTGGATAAGGCTATAAACAATAAATGGTATAGCGACTCTTTTTATTTTTGTGAAAAGAGATTTTGCTGAAAAATCAACCTTTGAGTTAAGTATAAAAAAACCGCTAAGAATGAAAAATACTGGCAATCCCATCCTGAATAACGATTGACCAAATAATGCTAGGTAGTTGTTAAGAGTTTCTTGCCCATACGAGTAATTCAGGCATGTATGTATACAAACCACCATTAAGCAACTTACGATTCTTAGAACGTCTACCCCTGCATTTCTATTCATTGAATAAGCCTATCATTATAAAACTCAATACTTTAGCACATAAATTTAAATATGTGCTTGATATAGTATCGTGTTATGAGATACTGTATGTATATACAGTACCTTGTGAGGTGAACATGCCACGCACAGCAGACATACACGCCGCGTTCGTTGCGGTCATATAACTCAACCCTAAGGGCTATCGCTATCTGAGCACCGATAGCTTCATAGAGAAGTTGCGCGAGTTCAACTGGCACTTTACCCGGACTGACGCCAATGCATGGATAGAGCGCTATCAGCCAGACTTCACGGATAAGACGACTGACGGGACAGACAACCACTACTGGATCCTTCGCAACATGGGGAGGGTTCACTGATGGGATTTTCCTTCACCGGCGATGGATTACGTTGAGCGCCAGCTCTCCCCGGTTGTTCTGTGCCACATTAAGCCCGAGAGCAGGGTTCTCGAAACTGATACGGGGTACGCAGTAAGAGAGCCGGCTACTAAAAAGACGCCAGGCGATGTGTTGCTAATCCTGTGCGAAGGGCATACGCAGTTCGCCAAGCTGATGGGTAAGGCGCTGATCACTGATGATGGCGAGGCCATAGAGGGGAATGCACTAGAAGAGGTGGAAATTCTGGGCAGAGTAACTTTCTTCATCAACAGAGCGATTAACGATGCTTGCCCGATAATTTGAAGAGATGAGCAAAACGATTTAGGCTGAAAAAACTTCGCCATTGTGATTTTCTACTATGCGTAAGTTGTTGATTGATCTGATCTAAAAATTATGAATTAATGGCGAAAAATAAACATATACCACTAATTTATAAAGATAACACGCGTGATTTAAAATCCCTCGGCGTTCGCGCTGTGTGGGTTCAAGTCCCACTCCGGCTACCATGGGAAAAGTAGAATAAAATCAATGATAAGCAGTGTCGTATAAACCACCGAAAGGTGGTTTTTTATTGCCTGTTTTTCGCCATTCGCCATTGTTTCGCCATTCGAGTTCGCCAGAGAAAGAGGGCATTACTGCTCCCCCAACTACCGACACTACAGATATTTTTCGGTTATATCTTGCAGTCTGCGAAGCATTTTTGTGGCTGATATTTCCTGCTTCTCATGCAGCGTTCCTTCCAGATCAGATATCCCTTTAGCTTTAAGATCATGGAACGTGAAGTTAAATTCGAGCTCAGGAAATATTTCAGCGGCTAACTTTTTCGCCTTCATCCACTGAGCATTAAAGGCATCACGCGTATAACGAGAACCAGACTGCTGGTTGATCACGTAAAGGCTGACCATGCCACTATTTAAAGGCAGTGAATCTGCCATGGTGATAGCATCTGATAGGCGCACTGTCCACGCCTTAATCTGACTCACAGCCGTCTTGCTCTGCTGAATTAGAATCCCTTCATCCAGTATCTAACTCTTTTTAAGATCCAAAATGTCACCCTGTCGTGCACAGCATAAATAGGCCAACTCCATGGCTATCTTCACCGGTACAGAAGAAACGCTGAATAGTGCATCATATTCTTTGTCCGTAACGTACCGGGTGCGCGCCGGCTCCTTAAACTGCTTCACACCCTGGCATGGATTCATCTTCACTTTGCCACGCTCATATGCCCACCTGAACACCCTCGACATAAACGCTTTCTCTCGGTTCGCCTGAACCCTGCTCTTAACCCCTCTCTTATCCATATACTTTCTGATGTGCTCCGGCTTGATGTTTTCTGGTTTCATTTTGCCGAAAACGACATTTACCTTTGAACCATATTTCCGGTAATCCTTTCTGGTTTCTGTTGCCAGCTCATGGAAGTCACCAGAGTTAAAAAACTCTTCGCATAGAGCATGGAAGTTGGAACATACCTTGATATCGTTGATGAAGTTTTCATAGGCTGCCCAAACCTGAGACTTAGAGAGATCGTGGTTGCACAATCTCACTGTTCTCCCGCCAGGCGTTCTGAGCTCATAGGCTGATTTGCCCCGGCGAACGCGGGGCGGCATCCAGTTATCATCTGGGTTTTTGCGGATTCTGGGCATTACATGTCCTTAAAGTTTGGTTCTTCTTCCTCTGGATTGTTCACTACCAGCTTGAGGCCTGTAGGATTAGTTACATGACCCCATGTAGTTCCTGGCCTGCCGTCTTTTCGTGGCACGAAAAACACACCTCTTTCTTTCAGCGCTCGGCACTGAAGGGAAGGGCGACGATAACCAGTAAGCTGATAGAGTCATCAGGTGTAAGAAAACGTTGGCTTTGTCCGCTCATCGTATAGCTCTCCATTTAACCAGCTGCACCCGGCTATCACTTATAGAAAATGCATGATGAACAACCACCACGAAGGCCATCATTGCAGGTACGACATCTTTTTGTTTCGGTGTAATAGAGCTGGTGGACCATCTCCTTCGGCATGGGAACCGGCATAGGCACGCGGATACTGGCTGTGGCGACTTCTTTATCTGGGGTGGGCGTTTTGGCGGTTAGAGCGGCAAATCAGCGCCCAGAAATTCATATCGCAAATTAGTGCTGCACGCATTTCTGCAGTAAATCGACAGCCGAGCTTATTTGACTTACCGACTGAGCGCCGACGCTTGCGCATTATCTTGCGTGTGTGAGCCGACTGAACTTATATCTGCCGCTGCCTTGAAGCATAAACACCCTTTGCGGGTACTTTCCGCGCCTGTTTTTGATACGCGGTTAGCTGGTCATGTACGTCTGTAGATTTAGCCATGTTCACTCTCCTTTAGCGGTGCCAGCAACTCGGGCGTAAACAATCACTCCGTCTTCAGGACGTTTACGCGGAAGGTAAATTTCAGGGCGAGGCCACAGAGCTATAATCCGCGATTCTCTGCCTTCAAGCTGTTGAAAGGCCTTCTGACTCATCCCCCCCACCGTGCGAAGCGATTTCTCCCGCTCCTCCAGCTCAGCAATCCGCTGTTTTAGCTGTCCACGTTCGTCGATTAAGCGCGTGGCATGCACGCGATGGTTGTGAACTAACTCAGTATTACGCTTCTCTGCGGCTTCCAGCTCATCCAGCAGCGCCAGCACGGTGGCGGGATTGGCTGCGGCGATGAAAGCTCCATTTAGCGCAGATTGTTCATCGTTGAGATGACCACTATCCATCCTCACAATTGCCAACGATGAGGTGTCATCAGTAATGGCACAGTCAAAAGTGGAATACTTCCAATCGCCCGGAGTCGCCTTCTCCGCTGCTTCACGCAGAGCCTGTTTGTCGATGTTGCTCATTGGGCGGCCTCCTGGACAGGCATCAGCGCTTCTCTCACGCATGGCTTGTAGTAGTGGTGAAAAGCGAACGTCAGGCCGAGCTTAGTTGCGCTTTGGTTCTTTGAGCTAAGCAAGCCAAGCCCCATGCAGATGGTTGTCGCAGTCCATCCAGAGCGATACCCAGCCGCACGCTTCATGACTGTTTCAGCCAGGATGGTGCGGAAATCAGTGCGCCCAAAATTCGTGTTTTCGAATGCTGCATTGATCACTGCGTCGGTCAGGCGCACGTCAATGGCGTTGCTCATGAGTGCACTCCTTTGCGAAGCTGCGCCGCAAACGATACATATGGCGCGCGAGGGGCGGAGTGGATCATGTCTTTGTATCTGGCAGTCAGAGCTTCTGTAGTCCATGTATTAGAAAGACGGATGCGTGCCAGCATATCGCCAGTGGGCTCAATGGGAACAGCTAGAGCAGAACGCCATGGTCAACGTCCGACCTTCCGCTACTACGCCAAAGCTCCGGAAGGTCCGATTGGGCCGATCGTCCCGCGCTATCCGGTAAAAAAAGCCGAAGTGACGCCGGAGCCTAAACAGGAAGTCGCACCAAACCATGCTGTCGTTGCGATGATGGATAAGGCAAAGGAATTATTTGATACCGGACACTTACGGCAATCCACACGTGATCAGTTTTTCGCGTTCGACTGATGTTCCGATTTACGGGCATGTCACACTGAAAGCCTTTACGGGCTACACGTCGCAAATTGGCGTGCAGATTCAGCAGGCCGTCGCGGATTACATCAACGGGCTGACGATCGGTGATTCAGTTCTGCTGAGCCGCATATACTCCCCGTCGAACATCGGCGTGGTGAGTGGTGGCAATGCACGCTATTACGACATTCAGGAGCTGTTGATTGGCAAATCTGCCGGAACGGTAGCGGCGGCGAATATCAATATCGCCTACAACGAATCAGCGTCCTGTAAGCCGGAAAATATTGTTCTAACGGTGACGTCATGAGCAAGTACACAGATTTAATCACCAACTACCACGCCACCAGACCGAAATACTTTGATCACATCGACCTGAGCACCCGGCCGCTGAGTGACATCACATCAGCCACCCGGGGGCTGGTTAGCGCGTTTGACATTGATACGGCGGTAGGCGTCCAGCTTGATACCCTCGGGCTCTGGATCGGACGTAGCCGTATAGTCAGCCAGCCCATTACGGGGGTTTATTTCAGCTGGGACACTGACGGGCTCGGATATGACCAGGGCGTCTGGCAAGGGCCGTATGATCCGGATTCAGGTTATACGTCGCTGAGCGATGACACATACCGCATCATTCTGAAAGCAAAAATCGCTATCAACAACTGGGACGGCCCCAACGACTCTCTGCCGCCCATTCTTGATGCTGCGACTGCAGGCTCTGGCCTGAGGATGCAAATCGTCGACAACCAGGACATGACGATTTCGGTCTGGGTATTCCCTGAGACTGATATTTCTGATGTGTCTCTCGAACTGATAGCCGCTATTAAGCAAGGCTATCTCACGGTTAAAGCTGCTGGCGTATGGGCCGGTGATGTTGAAACTCCCTCGGTAGAAACACCATCTGAGGGAACTAAATTCTTTGGGTTTGATATGGATAACGAATATATCGGCGGTTTTGATACCGGCGCATGGGGAGTATTACTCTGATGGCTACAAACGATTTTAAACCTTTTGCTGTTGGTGCAGGCGCCAATGTTATGTCTCAGGCCGACTGGATCGCATTGACCGCACTGGCGACAGGGTTTCATGCTGGAAAGGCATCAAGTGCCCAGGTAAATAAAGCACTGCGTCAAAGCGGTGTTATCGCATCGATGATTGCCCAATTCACATCTGACTCTACAGGTCAGGATGTTCTGATAATGGTAATTTGTCCTCATTACAGGCCGCTTTTGGTAATTCTGTTAGTGGTAGGCTCGCTAAGGTGCTGACCTTCACTTCTTCCGGAACCTATATCCCGACAACTGGCACAAAAAAGATTCGTGTGCGTGCCGTTGGCGGAGGAGGAGGAGGTGGTGGTGTTCCGTCATCTTCCAGCGCAACGCAGACAATTACAATGGGTGGTGAATGCGGCGTTTATGCCGAAATTATTCTGACGCTCTCTTCCTCATCTCCAATGTCGGTGGTTATTAGCGCTGGTGGGACCGTAGGGGGGGCTGGTGCTAACGCAGGAAATGCAAGTGGCACCACCTCGCTGGGGGGGTATTGAGTTGCCCTGGTGGGAACGGATCTTCCGCTGGTGCGACAAGCACTAGCTCAACGGTTACGACACCTGCATCTTCTCTTAAGGTACCGACGACCACGGGAACGCTGATTAATTCGCTTCCCAGTAATCGCCCTGGTGGCGGGGTTAGTATTGTCAGCCAGGCGGCATCTGGAGGTGCGGGTGGTAGTAACCCTCTCGGTATTGGCGGTGCTGGTGGTGGCGGTGCAGCAGCAGTATTAGGCGGAACATTGATGGCGGGTGGTAACGGATCATCTGGCGTTATGATTATCGAGGAATATGTCTGATGAATTATACTTTGGTAGTAGACAATTTGGTTATGAAAATTGTCCTATGGGATGGGGTGTCAGAGATTGAACAAAATGAAGGTAAATGGGTTGCATGTGATCCACAAGTCTGCATCGGATGGAGTTATCAGAAAGGGAAATTCATCAAGCCACCAGAGCCTGTATTGACGCAAGAGGAGCAAATAGAACTAGCTAATGAGCAAGGCAGGAACTTATCGCGTCAGTGACAGCTCATATCGAGAGCGAAATGTGGAACACGAAATTGCTACTTGGCAGGCTCTCAGAAGAGGAGAAAGCTAGCTTTAACGCATATCTTGATTACATAGATGCGCTGAATGCGGTAGATACTTCGTCTGCTCCGGATGTCGATTGGCCGATGGCACCAGAAGCGTAAATTTGATCGAATGTTCTCCATGCCTATAGTTGCTAAATACTGATTGGTTTATATAGCTGATCGTGGCTGTTATTATGGAATTAATATTTCATCTTAGATAGTAATTGATGTTGGTGATGGTGTGGGAGGATTATTTAACAACAGTTATCATGGCTAACTTCAGTGGTGAGTAATTATATAAATGAACAGTTAAATATTGGGTGTGAAACTATAATTACTTAACCCGCGACCTTAATATTAGGTCGCGAAGGTTAAGTTATCCCGTAAAAATACTAGTGATTACTTTCGATGTGCGTTTGTTTTTAATGCGCTTGGTTATTAAACCTACAAGACTTGATTGTAAGTATACAAAAAATAATGCAAATGTGTAAGTTGTAAAGAAACCAATCACGAAGTTTAAGCTAAACTTAAGGCACATTAAAATGAATGGTATGTGCCATAAGTAAATCCATATGGAGTTTTCCGAAATGAACTTGATATACTTCCACGTAAAGGTTTTTTGCAAGTGCATCGTAATAATATCAGAGTGAAAATATATAAGTGAGCACATAAAAAAGGCATAGTATAAATAGTAAATGCCGGCTGGGTATTTATCGGATTGGGTAGGAGAAAAAGAATCTGTGACTAAATAATAATGTAGTGCTAATACCGTAAACACTGAGCCTGTAAGGATTATTAATTGTAAGGTTTGTTTTTTACTCAAGCACATTAGTTTATAACCAATTAAAAAACATAGCAAATACGGTAAGATGTTTGAAATATAAGAACCGATGAGGAGCATTTTATTCATTTCATCAAGAATTTTATAAAACTCTTTGAATTGACTATTAATTACTACGGTGGTAGTGAAGAGAATAAGTAAAAAAGATAAGTTTGCGTTAAGCAATCTCTTTGGTAAGAATATAGCAATTGTCGAAATTATAAAGAATAGCCTTATCACCCAAACAAACCCCAGCCCACTAGATAAAGTAAATGAGGTTATTATATGCCCTTGAGGATAAGTGAAGTTTTTAATGGTAAATAGCAAGGCAATACACTCATTTATTGCGAAGAAAAAGACAAAGAAAATCCAAGTTGGTAAAACTAAACGGCGAAATCGAGAGCTTATATATTTTATTTTGCTGCTATGGCGATGTTCGGTTACACAAAAGGACATTCCCATAACCATAAACATTAAAGGAACATCAAAGTTTCGCAGTTGAGCTAGCCATAATGGAGGCTGGACATGGGCTAAAATGATTAAAGAAATCCCGAGAAATCTTAAAAAATCTATTTTATCAATACGCATCACTTCGGCCATTAGATTTTATAGAACAACGATTATACATTAGTATTGATCGGCTATGACACCATTGCTTTTAGGTATGCTCTCTGTTGTAAGAGTACAGCTCAGGAGCTTTGCCTTGGTTTGTTATAGCTTACGGTACCGATTTACGATGTCGACACTGTATCACAAATTCCCGGTAGGCAGTGGTTAGACACGATGCAGGCCGCCGGTGATTGTTGAGACTGGCAGCCTGCACAATTTTAAAGTGCAACCTGGCGAACGCTCGGGAGCTCAGACACCAACCACATATCGGATTCTTCAAACATATCCTCAAGCATGCGGTTCAGCTTTTCCCGATCACTTTTGCTGGCATCGCTATTCAGGGCGTTCGCGTGCATCGGCTTCACCCTCACTTCGGCATCAGGGAAAATCTGGTGCACTCGCTTTGTCAGCTCGGTCAGAATGATCTCTCTGGCCCCTTCAAGTCCCTCAACATTACGCTTGTCATAAACCAGTTCAACAAACATGACGCACCTTTTAGTCGATGTATTTAATGGAAGGATGCTCAATGCCAGCATCTATGTAATCGACGGCTTTTTTTAGTTCATGCACGTGATTTTCAGCTTGTCTACGGGACAAGCAGATCGTTTGATCAGGTAATTGCACCGACGGCCATGATGGGACAGAAGCCATAGTGTCTGTGAATTTGGCGTGTAACAGAACATGTTCAGTGAGCGCGCAGTAACTGATAGCAAAATCAGTTAACTCAGGCATTGCTCCTGCATTCGACTCTTTTGCTGTTGCCATAAAACAATCCTTTTTTGCTGGATGCATACACAGTAAATCGGATCTGAGATATGGTCAATGGATACGTAATATTGTCTATTCACTTATTGTAATTAACTGAATGATAAAGATGGTACTAACAATTAACGTTATGAAGAAGTGCGCTATCTCACTGATATAATGAAATAAAGCGTACGATTTAAAATCCCTCGGCGTTCGCGCTGTGTGGGTTCAAGTCCCACTCCGGCTACCATGGGAAAAAGCAGAATAATCAAAGCAATAAGCAGTGTCGTGAAACCACCGAAAGG